GTCTCCAGCCAGCGCGCCCAGATGGGCCGGCAGAGCTGATGCGCGATCACCCCGTGCTGGAGCTGCTGCACGCGGCGCCGGAACTCCACCAGTTCGGCCCGCAGGCTCGAATAGTTGGCCTGCCGGACATCACCAGTGACGAGGTGATAGGGCAGCCCCAGCGAGGCCGAGACCGCCAGTAGCGTGCGGTACTGGAACGCCTCGTAACCGCCGCCGACATCCGCAGGCGACGAGAACTTCACGTCCTCACCCGGCAGCAGCACCTGCAGGGTGCCGGGCTCGAGACTGGCGATGGCGGTCCCGTCCGGATCCGCCTCCGCTTCGCCCATCATCGGCTCTTCGGGGGCGGTCTTGGTGATGAAGCCCGCGAACATCGCCGCGGTCTTCTTTCGATCCAGTTCCGCGTCGTCGTACTGGTCGAGCAGGAACAGCCGCACCATGGCCGGCGCGATATGCGGCAGACCCCGGATCTGGCCCGCATCGATGGGGCGGTAGATGTGCAGCACGTCCTCTGCACGCACCCGAACGGTTTCCGGCACGGCGACGCGCTGATCGGTGCTGTCGCCCGGATGGTTGCGGCGGAAATGATAGGCCACGCGCCGCCCGATCAGATCGAACTCGATCCCGCAGCGAATACGATTGCCATTGGCGGCCGTGTCCGTCTTTTCGAACGGCAGCATTTCCGATTGCAGCAGCTGCATCTGCAGCGGCACCAGCAGCCCGTCCTCGGCTCGGCGTGGGCGCATCCGCACGAAACACTCGCCCGAGACGAACATCTCGCGCGCCACCATGGCCTGCAGCCCGTAGAAATCGGTCAGACCATCGGCATCCGCCTCGTCAGTCCAGGCCAGCCAGAGACGCTGGACCTGATCCCGCAGGCTTGCATGCTCGAGCAGCGACGATGGCTTGATGCCGTCGCCCACCATATTGGACGCAAAGGCCTCGCAGGCATTGGCGGCATAGCCATTGGTGACCACCAGCTCGCGCGCGCGAGCCAGCAAGCGCGGACCGCCGGAGGCGACCAGCGAGTTGATGTTCTCCAAGGGCGGGTTCCAGCCGCGCAGCCGGCGTTTGGACATCGCCCCCTCCAGGCGCGCACGCACGGCAGCGGGGCCGCCTCTTTCGGAACGGCGGAAGCGATCGAACAGCCCCATGGATCACAGCCCCTTCGATGTCGTCACGCGGATCTGCCGCACGATGCGTCGCCCCTCGGCTGCGGCGATCTCGCGATCTAGCGCCTCGATGGCCCGGTCGATCTCCGCGACGCTGCGATAGTCCACGGTCTTGCCGTCATAGCTGACGCGCGCGACGCCAGAGGATCGCTGCGCGGCGAGGGCGTCGCGGCGGGCGCGGAGGTCGGTGATTGTCGCCATTTGGATTGACCTCACCAGAAGAAATGTTTCAGTCGGGCCATCAACCGACGATCAGGAGCGACTCGATGACCCCTTCCGAGATTGCGCGCGAGCTCGCGCGCGACGACATGTTCCCCAAGGCGGCCATGGCCGCAGCCCGTGAAGATCGGGAAACCATGGTCCCGATCTTCGTCGATCTGATCACCCGGCTTGCGGATCAGGACCGATCCGCGATGCACGATGACGATGTCACGGCGCTTGTCCCGGTGTTTCACATGCTCGGTGAATTTCGCGAGGCGAATGCCTATCGCCCGGTGCTGAAATTGCTGCGTCAGGATAGCGAGACCCTTGAATACCTTCTCGGCGATGCCGTCACCGAGACGAGCTTTCGCGTGGTTGGCGGGACATTCGATGGTGATCTGCAGCCCCTGTTCGAGGTGATCGAGGACCCGAAGGTCTACGAATTTGCACGCGCCTCAATGATGGACGCCCTTGTTCTGATCGCGCTACTGCATCCCGATCATCGCGCGACGATCGAAGACTACTTCCGGAGCTTCCGGAGCCGCCACCCCGAAGAACTTCCCCTGGAAGTGCTTATCGGCTGGATGGACGCCGTCGCCAATCTCGGGATCGAAGACATGACCGAGGAGGTGCGCGCGGCGTTCGAAATCGGGCTGATCCCGGCAGATTACTGCGATTTCGACTACTTCCTCAAGGACCTTGAGACCACGCGAGATGCGGACGGTGCGCCAGCAAATCGCCGCTACCGGAAATCCCTGATCACCGATGCCATCGACGAATTGTCGAGATGGCACGGCTATTCGGACGCGTTCTTCGCCGAACTGAAAAAGTACAGGGCCAGAAACGTCCTTCACACGCCTCTCACGACTGAGACATTCACGCATGAGACGCCTCCAGTCGGACGCAACGACCCCTGTCCTTGCGGCAGCGGCAGGAAGTTCAAGAAATGCTGCCTGCACTGATCCAACGGATCACCCCATGTAGCTTGACCGCATCGTCCGCCGCCGCGGTGCCGTCCGACCCTGAGATCGCGGTACAGCGCTGGCCTCGGCGTCGGTCTCGTCCGTTTTCGCCACCCCAAGCTGGTTTTCCAGATCCGCCCATCGGGCCTCGGGCCAGCGGTCTGCCCCCGCAATCCAGGCGGCGGCCCGCGCATACACCCGACAATCCAGCGCCTCGTTGCGTTCGCGCAGCTTCTGCCATTCGAGCTTGGTGAACCCCCGCCTGCTTTTGACGGTCACCAGTTGTTCGGCCGTCAGCTGTTTCAGCCATTCGGCGTCCGCCCATGACGGCAGGTGGACGGTTCCCGCCGGGAAGGATGCCCCGGCCTCGATATCCTCCACCGTCGGCCGCTCCTGCCTCAGAAAGCGATATGTCTCGGCCTTGAAGGTCGAGGTCGCCACACTCCACAGCCGCGCGCCGCGCCGCAAGCGCTTCCCGCCCACCGTTGCGTCGACATAGGTCGGACCCGTCACCGGGCTTGCCCGGTTGAAGCCCTCGAGCCCCTTGACCGGGGCCACCTGCGCAAATCCCACCTGCCGTGCCCATCCGTAAACCGCGCTGGTCTCGAACCCGGAGTCGATCGCGAACCGCGCGATGGTCAGGTGCTGGCCAGAGGCATGCGCCCATGTCCGGCCCAGCAGATCCGTCAGCGTCTGCCAGCAATCTGGGTCACCCGGCCCGCCCTCGATAATGATGTGATCGACCAGCCAGCTTTCCAGCCCGCGGCCCCACGCCCAGACATCGACCTCGATCCGGTCCTTCTGCACATCCGCGCCCGCGGTGAGGAACAGACCGCCCGCGGGCACGGTGCCCGACGCCCACGCCTCGCGCCGCTCCGCCAGCCGCTGCCAGTCCGGGGCCTCGCCGGTCTCCATCCAGGTCTCGCCAAGCACGGTGTTGCGGAACGCCCGCATCGCCTCGTCGCTGCCTCGGGCCGCTTCATGCGCCCGCGCGATCCGCGCCCAGCCGAGCCAGCCCACCGGCGAGTAGAGCGCCGAGAGATGATAGCCGACGGTGCCGGGATCTTCAGGCTCGGCGGTCGCCCGCCATTCGCCTGCCTCCAGCATGGCCGTCTTGTGGTGCTCGGCGATAGGTGTGTCGCAGCCCTCGCAGTGATATTCGGCGTTCTCCGGCCGGCCCTTGTCCCACCGCAGCCGCTCGAACTTCAGCCATTGCACATGGCCGCAATGCGGGCACGGTAAATGGTAGCGCCGCTGGTCGCTGGCCTCGAACTCGCGCTCGATGCGGCTCAGCCCCCGGATCGTCGGGGTCGAGACCAGAAACACCTTGCGCCGATGCGCGAAGGTCAGCGAGCGCGCCTCGGCGAGGCTGACCGGATCGCCTTCCTCGTCGGCCGAGGCGGGATAGGCGTCGACCTCGTCGAGAAAGATGTAGCGCGCCGGGGTCGAGCGCAGCCCCACCGCCGAATTGGCCCCGGTCATGATCAGGATGCCGCCCGCGAATTCCTTGGACAGCATCGTGTTGCCGGCATCGCGCGAGCGGGCGGGCTTGACCCGCTCGCGCAGTTCCGGGCTTTCCTCGATCAGCGGGTCGATCCGCTGGCGCGAATTGCGCTTGGCCAGTTCCACCGTCGGCTGGACCGCCAGCATCGGCCCCGGCGCGTGGTGCATGACAAACCCGATGAAGCAGTTGCCCGCTTCCGTTGCCCCGACCTGCGCGGCCTTCATGAACACCACCCGCTGGTGCGGGCTGGACGGCGAGAGCGCATCCATTATCTCGCGCATGTAGGGCGTGCGCGCGGTGCGGTAGCGCCCGGGCTCGGCCGAGGCCCGCGAGGACAGCCAGCGATGCCGGTCTGCCCATTCCGACACGGTCAGATCCGGATCCGGTCGCATGCCCCGCGACCAGGCGCGGATCAGGTCCGTGGCACCGTCGAAGGCGGCAACATCGTCACCCAAGCCGGGGCTGGATATCGGCGAGGCTGTCGAGTTGCGCGCGGACATGGGTTTCCAGAACCTTCTGCATCACCGCCGCCTCCACCTCGCTCCCGTCCCCGAGCGCCGCGGTCAGCTCCGACGCCATCAGCGCCGCGACCCGGGCGGGCCACGTCACCCAGGCATCGCGCTCGTCCCGCGCCAGCCGGAACATCAGCGTTTCGGCCCGGGCCCGGTCGACCAGCTCGCCTTTCAGCTTTTGCAGCCGCAGCCGCCGCTCCTGCGCCTTCATCACCTCGTTGGCGGTCTTGGCTTGCAGGAATGTGGTGCCGCCGCCGCCCGGGCTGGGCAGCCCTTCTTCGCGCAGCGTTTCACCCACAGACGCGACCGCCGCTTCGGGCACCGGCTTCATCTTCTGATGTTTTGGAGCGGGTGCCTTTCTGGTCTTCGACGGATCGGTGGTCTCCGCCCGCCGCCTGTCAGAGGCCTCGGCATCGATGCTGCCATCCGCGTGCAGCACCAGCCGCCCGGCTTCCTTGGCCTTCTGCACGGCCCCGCGCGACAGCCCGACACGGGCCGCGTATCCACGCTCGCTCATGCCCTGCATCCCGCGCTCCGATTGTCATTCCAAATCATGTGCTTATTGAGTTGATAAGCCTCCGCACCGGAGCGAACGTCGATCCACAAGGACGATGCAACTCACCCAACGGAGCCACGCCATGACCAGCCTCAACCCGCAAACCACACCCCGCCACGAACTGCGCGCCGAGAAAGCCCGGCGCAACAAGGAGGCCGCACTCGCCGCCTTCGTCGCGAAGAAGGCCGAGATCAACGCGCGGCTCGCCCGCCTTCAGGCGCTCAGCGACGATCATTTCGAGACCCACCCCGACGAGATCAACTGGGGCGACGTCGGCACGCTCGAGCATTACAGCGGCCTGCTCAAGCGCATCACCGACAGTGCCTTCAGCGAGGGCGAATACACAGGGTAACCCTTCCGAAACTAATCCCGGACAGCCCGCCATCACGGCGGGCTTCACCCGGTAGAAGCCGCTGCATGTCGCAAGGGCCCAAACCGGAGACCAACCATGACCCAGATCCAGCTTTCCGACGCCCAAGCCGTCATCCTGTCTGCCGCGTGCGCACGCGAGGACGGCGCGGTGTTTCCCGTCACCACAGGCCTCAAGGGCGGTGCCGTCGGCAATGTCTGCAAGAGCCTGCTGAAGCACAGGCTCATCGAGGAAATCCCCGCCACCGACCTCAACACCGTCTACCGGCACGACGAAGAGCGCGGGCCCGTCACGCTGCGCGCCACGCCGCTGGCCTACAGCACCCTCGGGATCACGGACGCTCCCGACACGCAGGAGGAGGACCAATCGGAGTCCGAGGCCACCCCGGAACCCGTGCGCCGCCGCAGCGGCACAAAGCAGGAGGCGCTGATCACGATGCTCAGCGCTGAGAGCGGCGCGACCATCGACGAGATCGTCGCGGCCCTCGAATGGCAACCGCACACCGCGAGGGGCGCAATGTCCGGGGCGCTCAAAAAGAAGCTCGGCCTGACCATCACCTCCGAGAGGGTCGACGGAAGAGGGCGCGTCTATCGAATTGAACCCCACCCCCTGTGACCTCCGGGTGACCCATCGTGTCGCAAGCCTATGTTCTTGTTGCAGAAACGCCCAGCATCGCCAACGCCAAACCGAAAAGGAAGCCGTCGCCGAAATCCACGACGTAAGGTGCGGTCAGCTTGAGGCTGTCCTTGCGCTGGATTTAGGTCTGCATCGCGGGATCCTCTCTGAAAAGGAAAATGGCGGTTAACAGGCCCCTCAAGGAAATTCGGTCGTCTTTCTGTGGGCTAGGCTCTCCGCTGCTTCTTATACGCTTTGGTCACATCGCTGATCGCCGCCTTTAAGCAAACGATTTCCCCATCAAGTTTGGCTATTTCCAATTCAAGATCTTTGGCCTTGATACGAAAAAGGCGTTCATTCCATCCATCCTGTCTTAAACGCTTCACGCGCTTTTCGTCATCAAACGCTGCCTTGATGCCTTCTTTGGCTGGTTTAACCCTCTCATCATAGATGTCTGTCATTTTCCTCTTTAGGTCTCTGATTTCCGAGGAAATGGATGCGCGGCGGCTCTCCAGGCTCTCCTTTTGAGCCATCGTCTGTTCAAGACCAAACGATCCAAGAATACTATTATTCTTTATTTTTTGCCTCTTGTTCCCAAAGACACTCTTGGATTTACGGTGCCAGCTGTTCAAACTCGCCTGCACATCATTCATTGCATCGTGCAGCTTAGACTTCCGGTCACGCATGGGGTTTATTTCGTCGAAGGCTTTATTTTTTGCCTCCTGATGTTGCCGAACTTCTCTTCGAAAATCCCGCATTAAGAGTTCGGCGTTGGTGATAGCCTGCATTCGGTCGTGCTCATTTTCAGCGCGTCGCGCTTCTATTGATGCGATCTTCCTTTCAAGCGGAACAATATGCTGTGCGTGGTACTTCCGCCAAGGCTCGCCCAGCTTCCAGATGCTCCAGACCAGACCAGCTAATACCATAAAAACCAACACTGCTTCCATCGTGCCCCTCCAAATCGTCCGAGTAACCACCTATGGTAACGATCTTCGGCTTAGATTTGAAGCGAGGCGGCTGGCCCGGGCTTACGCGCCGAGGTTCTTTTACAGGCCGCGCCAGTCGATGGCGAGAGTGCCAAATTCTAGGCAAATTTTAATCTCGACACCATCAAAATCGAAGCCGTTGCGTGTCTCGATATGCGAGCCCTGCTGGCCTACGAGGTGGGTCTACGTGAAGGTATCGATCTGGTTCAGGTTCGCCGCGAGATACCAAGCCATCTCTCTTGCTGCGTCGAATCTACGGCTCAGTGAATCAGATGTGGGGGTCAACGGTGGCTCGCGAGAAACCGCAGATGTTCAAACAGCCGCCGCAACAGATAGCCACGCGCCAACGAGACCCCGACAAAGAGGAGCCCGATGGTCATGTGCTCGGCCAGCCCCTTCTCGATGCCGAACCACGGGAACAAGACGATCTGCGTGGCGATGGCCAAAACGTACCCGACGACAACGTTTGCCGCGGCCTCCACCATCGACATGGTACGCGTCTGCTTCATCGCAGCCCATCCGGCAGACTTTGCAGAAACTCCGTCACGAATTCCGCCGCGAGCGGCGGCACGATCGCATTGCCATAGCCCCGCAGGAGCCCCATGCGGCCGGGTACCCCATCAGCCAGCGGGAATGTTCCGGGTTCAACGGGCCTCCAGCGGCCATCGCGGCAGCGGAGCCAGTCAGCATCGCGCCAGACGCCGTCAGTCGGGCCGGTCCCGGTGGGGTCGGCGACGTCGACCAGTCCACCAGCTTCACCGTCCTGCGGCTCGCATCGGTGTTGCCGGCCGCGTTGTACCTGTCCGTGGCTGGCGATCCGGCCATCACCGTCGGCCAGCCCGCCAGCCAGACCTGTCGGCCGAGCAGCGCGTTGATCGGCACCGCCGGGCACTCCGACCCGTCCTTGTGATCCCGCGCAGATGCCGTCGCCCAACCTGCCTGCGGCAGCACCGATGGCGAAGGCGCCGAAGAACAGTCGCTGGCGG